GATCTTGGCCTGCGTCAGAACATCCTGCGCCTTGGTGTACTCATCCGTTCCCACCTTCCCGGCGCGCCACAAGGCCCCCAGCGCCTGCTCCGCCGCCCGCAGCTGCTCCCCCGACGTCTTCACGTTCAAATGCGCCTGGGAGAGCTGGTTCACCGCGGCCGTATGTTGCGCTACAGCACTTTGAGTGCCTGAGAGTGTGCTCTGGATCTTCTTGACGGCGTCGTCGAACTCGTTGACCTGGAAGCGGCTGCGGATGAACGCAAACGTGATCAACCCGATAGCGGCCGAGGCGGCGAGTCCCCACGGGCCGAGCCTGCCCAACATGCTGCCGAGTCCCGCGATCGCGCCACTGACCCCGACGATGCCTTTGGCGGTCAGTCCGCCCGCCGCAATCGCACCGATCGCCGACATCCCCGTCGGCGACGTGGCGAGACCAGCAAGTTTGGACCCCACATCCCCGATCGCCGACGAGATGTCCCCGAATGCCGCCTTGATCTCCGGCATGTGCGCCTGCACCGCCCCCGCGAAATCGGCAACCTTCCCGGCTGCCGCCCCCAAAGCCGGGAGCAGCAGGTTCCCGATCGGGATCGCGGCCGCCTCAAGCGACGCCTTCGTCTTGTCCAGCTGGAACTTCAGCGTGTCCGTGGTTGCCTTCCACGCCGCCCCGAACTTGTTACCGCCGTCCGCGACCTCCTGCTCCTTCGTCTTCAGCCGCTCCAACTGCCCGACGAGGATCTGGACGCCGGTCGACTGGCGGCCGCCGAACGCCTGCGTCAACACGCGGGCCTGCTCCGACGCTGTTAGCCCAGCGGACTCAAGGTGACTTTTCAGGTCCTGAATCGCGGCGACCAGCCCCCTGTTCCTGATGTCGTCCGCGAGTTCGGTGGCGGAGATCCCGACGCTCTTCAGCGCTTTCGCGGCAGCACCGGACGGGGCGGCCATGATCCTGATCGTCGAACCGAGCAGCGTCCCGGCCTGGGCGCCCCGGATGTTGTTGTCACCGAACACGGCGAGGGCGGAAGAGATGTCCCTGATCGAGACCCCGGCGACCTTGGCCTTTGCGGCAAGACCTGTCCCGAGCGCGTCGGCGAGGTCTTGCATCCGCATGTCACCGGCGCCGACCGTGGCGTTCAGCTCGCCCATCACGTTGTTTAGGTCACCGGCGCCCTTGATCCCGGACACCATCACAGCACCCAACGCGTTGGTGACGTCTTCGAGGTTCGCGTTGCCGACCTTCGCCCCTTCGGCGGCGATCTTCAACGCGTCCATCGCCTTCGCGGACCGGAGACCCTGCGACTCCAGATGGAACAGCCCTTGCGCTAGCGCGTCGGGGCCGGTGCCGACCTTCGGCGCCAGCTTCAACACCTCCCCGGACAGCTTCTTCACCTCGGCCGCGGACGCCCCCGCCTGGGTCTGGATCATCGTCATCGACTTCTGGAACTGGACGGCGAGCTTGACCGACTCAACGACCGCGATACCGAGCCCGGCCGCCATCACCGTCCCAGCGAGTTTCGCGGCCCGACCGAGCGCGCCGAAGCTGCCTCGCCCTTCTTCGTCGCGGCGGATAGTCCGGCGGCGTCGCCGAGGAACATCACCCTGACGGTCGACTCGGCCATCTAACGCCTCCCCTCCGGCTTGCGCTGCACCCACTCTTGCCGCAGCTCTTCGTTCCGCTGCGCGACCGTCCGTCCCAGCCTGCGTTTCGCCGCGAGCGTCATCCAGGCGCGGAACTCACGCCAAGGCATGCCGCCGCGTGGTTTGCCGCCGCCGCGTCGCCAGTAGTCCGGCTGGAACCTGAACTCGTCTACGAGGACCGCGATGTATTCAATGGCCGAGACTTCGCTCTCCTCGTCTCCCTGTTCGGCCTCGGCGGCGTAGGGTCCGGTGCGGGCGCCTGAGCGAACCCGAGTTCGGCCAGCACATAGGTGAGCACGACCGTGAAGCCGACCACGCCGAACGGCAGCTTCTCAAGCTCCGGGTGGTTGACCTGGAACAGGCCGAGGATCTCCGCCTCCGTCTTCCGGGTCACCCGGCGTTGATGCTCCTTCGCCTTCTTCTGGTCGGCCTGCGCCTTCTTCGTAGCGGCAGCCGAAGTCGACTCGACGTTGGCCGCCATCGCGGTGAGGACATCCCCCTCCGCCTCGGCCATCTCGATAAGCAACTGCTCAAGCGTGAACACCGTCTCTGTGTCGATGTCGCCGGGCAGTCGGTAGTCCTTGCCGTGGTAGTTGAAGACAAGCTCGTCGGGGACGAGGTCGTCCATGTTCACGATGCGGGCGGGCATGGGCGGGCTCCTAAAAGGGAGGTATAGTGAAGTCAGAAGGGAGGCGACATGACAGTCATCGAGGTACTCGTCGCCGTCACCGTCCTATGGATTCTCCCCGTCTGGGTGTGCGTCGCACAAGGCGACGTCAGGAACCGGAACGGGTGGGCGTGGGGTTTGCTGCTCGGCTGGATCGGCGTCCTGATGATCTTCCTGCTCCCGCCACTTGAACCCGAGACAGAGCATGGGCCGCGTGACAGGTGGGAGCAATTCCACGAGGACGTATTCGGCGGACGCTAAACGGCCCCGCCCGCCCGCCCTGTTGAGGCGAGGGCAGACGGGGCCGTCATCGCTAGGTTCTCCGGCAGGCTAGGAGGCGTAGGCGGAGGCGTGCGTGTTGTTCAGCGTGACGATCATCGCGTGCGTCGCTGACTTCAGCGCCTTCCCGGTGACTGTCTCGTAGACGGTCTTGCCGTCCGGGTCCAGCTCGGTCAGGTTGTCGTCCGCGTACCCGATCAGCGGCAGGTTGAAGTCGATACTCGCGAACGCGGGGGTGGCACCGTAGTTGTTGTAGGCACGAAACGCCCCGGTCGGCACCGTGTTCGTGGCGACGATGCCGCCTCCGAACAGGATCTTCGACCACTGCGACGAGTTCGTGTACCTACGGGTGACCTCGAAGTTGAAGTCGCGGTTCTGGACGGCGATGTCGTCGAGCTTGAACGACTGCGCCTGCAGCTCTTCGATCCCGAGACCGGCGTCGATCTTCCAGCTGTTGATCGCCGAGTCGGCCGCGCCGTCGATCTGGTAGGACGGGTTGAAGTGGTAGATGAACGGGTTCTCGTTGATGTACGTCGGCACGATCGCCGCCGCTGAGGCGCCGTGGTTGATGCCGATGAACGGCAGCGTCAGCTTCAGCGGCTCCCCCGACATGGCCTCCACGGTGAACCCGGTGAACAGGACGTCGGAGATCATGTGGATCATCGTCGAGCCGGGGAACTGGCAGAACAGCGTCATCCAAGGGAACGACGCGTGGCCGGTCATGAAAATATGCTGTGCCATCAGGGAGGCTCCGCCCCATGTCGCACCGGCGGGCATCCCCTGGAACAATTGTCCGGTGATCTCCGGACGGAGGTTGATGACGATCTGCCCCTCCGTCTTCTGGCTCTTCTTGTAGCCGAACCCCCAGTCGAGGCCGTCTCCGCCCTCGCGGAGGAAGACGACCTCGGGGGCGTCGTTGAAGTTCGTGCCCGAGAGGTACTTCGCGAACCGCAGCTTCCCTGCTGTTGTCTGCGGCGTCCCTAGGGCGGACTGCATCCCGACCGCCAGAAAGGCGTTCGGGTCGGCGGTCGAGATCGCCATGTGTCATCAGCTCCTTTAGTTCTCGTACTTCAGGACGTCGAAGACGACGATCCTCCATTGCCGGAACATGCTTGAGTCGTCCTCCGGGTTGAACACCGGCCCAGGTACGAGACGGGCCGGACGGATATACGGGTAGTTCGTGACGCCGTCGACGGTGACGACGAGCTGTTCTTTCGGTTCGTCGTCGTAGAGGACTTCGGTGACGGCGCGCTCTAGCCGCAGGAGTTTCCGGGCGAGCCGTTGCCGGTCGGCATCCTGGTCGCACACGAGGATCACGAGCTGGAGCTGGATCGCGAGCGAGTGCGGCCCTTCCTCGGCGAATCTTCCCTGGTCTCCGGTGCCTCCGTCGGTGACGACGACGAGCGGTATCGGGGCGCTGTCGGCGACACCGGCGAAGTAGAAGTCGGAATCGCTCGGGATCCATAGCGGCATGTTGTCCGCGAACTGTGTGTTGATCGCCTGCAGCCTGGACGCCATGCCCGCCCGGAGTTTCGTGAGGGCGGCGTCGATGACCGGCTCGGACAGCTGAAGTTGGGCGGGCGCCATGTCAGATCAGCCCCCACGTCTCACGTGCGAGCACGTTGACCCATGTGATCGTTGCCGCCTCAAGCTCCCGTCGGGTGCTGGTCGGGAACGGATCCTCGATCAGCTGACGCTGCGGCGGTCGGCCGGGGATCGACCCTCCGTCCTGGTGCCAATGGGCGTACTCGACCTCGGTGCCGTACCAGGCACTGCGACCCTGAATATGCATGGCCTGCCCGGGGTCGACGAGCGACGCTCGCAAAGCTCCCGACTCGACCATCAGCTCGCCGGTCTTGTACCTCAATGTCGACTGGGCCAGTTCGGGCCACGCGCCGTGAGCGTGGGTCGAGAACACCTCCTGCTCGTAGGCTCCCATGATCGGCTTGAACAGCTCCCACAACGACGCGAACTCCTCCAGCCTGCGCCGGAACGCCCCGGCCTGCTTGAGGATGAACTCAATGGGGGGCTCGAAGTCGATCGCGACGCCGCCCTTGCCGCTCGACGTCGGGCCGACACCCCTGGGCATCTACGGCATCCAGTCGATCGGGATGAACACGCTCGCCCCGCTCTGATACCCGGACACGAACACGTCATCGGACGGATGCGACGTCGTGTAGCTTCGCGGCAGCGCCCGCCCCGTCTCCCCCGAGTCCTTGGCGACACCTGGGAGCGCGAACTTGCCGTCCTCGATCGCCTTGATCGCGTTGTCGTACGCGGTCTGCCACCTGTCGGCGATCGGCGACGACTTGCCGCCTACACCGCCGACGTTCGGCAACAGGGTCTCCATGACGATCGCCCCGGCGCCGAACTTCGTCCACCGTTTCATCTGGGACAGCGCGAGCGGTGCCGCTGTGCCGATCGGGACCGTGTACCCGGCCGCGGACACGGCGCCGTCGAGTTCGGCGGACACCTCGTCGCAGATGGAGGCGACCTCCCCGAGATTGAGCGGATACGTCGTGTCGCCGATCGTCGCTCCCCACGGCAGAATCGACGTTAGTTCGGTTGCTGCGAGGTACGGCATCTAGGCGGTGACGAGTTCGGGGTCGGGAACCCAGTCCTGCGCTCCGCAGCCCTCACGGCACACGAAGAACGGCACCTGGTTCGTTTCGCCGTGCGGCTGCCAGACGATGTCCGTCCAGCCGGAGGCGACATGCCCGCACGCGAGCAGCAGTGCGGGGTCTGCTTTCACGAACCCGTTGAGAGGCGAGGCTTTCACGCGGCTACCTTCTCCCTCCGTGCCTTCGCCGTCGCGCCACCGACCAACAGCTCCCAGCTGGCGACCTTGTGGTCCCAATCCAGAAGCTCCGCGCCAAGGAGAGCGCACTCGTGCCAGTGGTTCCAGACCGTCTCGTCTGTCAACAGGTCGCACGCCAGATGAACCCAGCGGTCCTGATATTCCGGGGTCTGGTTGCAGGGCTCGTCCTCGTCCGGACCCCATGGCAGGAGGATCCCGTGGTCGCCGACGGTCTCACGCAACGCGCCGAGGTCGGAGGTGAGCATCGGCAGCCCGGCCGCCCGCGCTTCAAGGGCGGTGATACAGAACGTCTCGAGGAACGCGGTCGGGTATCCCTCCATCCGGGCGAGTTGCATCTCCTCGGCGAGTTCGAGTTGTCCGACACGGCCGCGGAGGAACACGCCGCCCTCTTCGCCGCCAAGCTCCTTCGCCTTCTCCAGCAGCGCCCCCTTGTAGGCGGCGAGGTTCGGGCTGAACGGCAGCAGCCTGTCCATGGTGTTGAACCCGTAGAACACGTGGAGTTCTGCGTCCGGCACCCGCTCGCGGATCCGCGGCCACAGGTCGAGCATCACGTCCAGGCCACGGTCGGCGGAGTGGCTGAAGACGACACGGGGGAGCCGCTCACCGAAAGGCCTGTAGGCGTTCGGATAGCGCGGCTCCCCGCTGTCGATCTCCCTGTAGGAAATGCCGTTCCCGATCACCCGCAGACGGTTCTCCGTCCACGGGTAGAGGCGGGCGAACCTCGCCCGCTGCCACTCGGTCAGGGTGACGATATGGTCGATCTTCCCCGCGCGTTCCGCCGTCAGCTCGTTCGGGTAGGAGTGGTCGTGGCACCAGAGCGCGGTCTTCCTGGCGCCGATCGGGTTGTCGAACACGTGCGCCAACCGCGACACGATGAGGAGGTCGGTGGTCTCCGTCGGGTCCCATGACGTGTGAGGCCGGTACAGCACCCCACCGGCCAGTCCTTCCTCGGAGCTGGAGAAGACGCGAACCCGGTGGCCCCTGGCGGCCAGCCGGGTCGCGACCTGCACGGCGGCGGTCTCTGACCCGCCGATGCCGCCGTCTTTCAACGACGCCGGGCTCCAGGGCTCCCACTGGCCGCCCAGGTAGAAGTTCACCGTCGATTTCGCGGGTTGTGCCTTGTATCGGGCGAACGTGAGCCGTCCGTTGCAGTGGACGCGGTAGTCGTCGATCTGCCCGCGTGTGAGCAGCAGGTCGGCCAGCTGCCCTGCCGTGAGCGCGCGGAGGTGTCCCTTCGGCTCGACGCGTTCCCAGTCGATCATGCCGCGGTCGAACGCACCGTTCGGCGTCGTCAGGTACACGCGGCCGCCGGGGTTCAGCATCGACTCGCACACCGCGAGGGTGGCGGACATGTCAGGGACGTGTTCGAGCACCTCGAACAGGACGACGGCGTCGTATTTCTTGCCGGTGATCTTGGCGGCGTCGTGAAGGTTGCCGTGGTGTAGCTTGCCGGGCGCCTTGAATTTCCGCCGCCGTTTCAGCCCGAGGTCAAACGACTTTTTGTTCAACTCGACCCCGTCGGCGTGGATGCCGTAGCGTTTCCAGAGGAAGCACTCCAACCAGAAGTCGTTGCAGCCGAGGTCGAGAACCTCCGGCTTCCTGCCTAGCTCCGTCTCCTGCTCTGCGAGTCCTTCGGCGAGGTACGCGACCCGCTCGATGTACTGGTCTATCTGGTCGACGTGCTCGTCGCCGACCGTGGACTCTTTCGGGACGTCCTTGTACCAGCGGGTGTACTCGTCCGGCTCGACCGCGTGGATGATGTTAAGGCGCGCGGACGAGCGGGCGTGCACGATCCTCGGGTCGTCCTCGATCACGTACGGCACCGATTTCAGCAGGTCGTACGCCTTGAGGTTTTCGTCGTGCCGGATCAGGATCTCCCGGAGCATCAGCGCGGCGCCGACGAGTTCGGCGGTGTTGGCCGCCACGTCGACCTCCTGCTTTTTCTCCTTGACGTCGTCGATCGGCGCGACCTCCAGCGCTTTCGCGATGGCGGCCTGCGCCTCCTCGTACGACTGCCGGTTCAGGTACGCGTCGGTGAGGATCAGCCACGGGAACAGGTTGTGCTCGACCGGGTTCAGGATCAGCGGTGACTGCGGCAGGCCGATCGCGAGCGCCTGCTTCGCCCAGTGTTCCGCCCGGTCCCACCGGCCGATCGACGCGAAGCACGCCGCCAACCCGATCGAGTTCTCCGCCCATGTGTCGCGTTCACGGATCGCGGTGAACTCGCAGTTGATCGCCGCCTCCGTGTTCCCGATCGCGCGGAAGCACAGCGCGAGCTTGTGCCGTACCTGGCAGCGCTCGTCCGACCACCCGGCGTCGTCACGCTTGGTGTACAGGTCGAGCCACTTGACGGCCTCGGTGAAATCGCCTTTCGCCATGTACTCGGTGCCGAGATAGGCGAGGATGCGTGGGCTGATCTCCTCCCCAGCGGCCTCCGCCTTCTCGCGACAGGCATGAAGGATGTCGAGGTTCCTGGACGGGTCGTACCGGTCGGTGGCTGGCCGATGGTGCTTCCAGTGCGTCACGCCCGGAGGGACCGGTGACAGTCGTGCCTGTCCTTCTCGGGGGACGTAGCACTCGTGGACGGGCTCGACCCAGTGGTAGTCGGCGTGCCGCCAGATCAGCCGTTCCCGCCACAGCTGGCAGACGTTGTTCCCGTCCTCGTCGCGGGCGTAGTCGTAGTAGAACGACAGCGCGTGGATGTCCTCCGGCATGTTCGCCGCGAGGTGGCGGAGGTTGGAGGCGCCGACGATCTCGTCGTCGTCGTCCAGCCACAGGTAGTGGGTGAAGTCTTCCCCCGGATCGTTCGCCATCGCGAACGACTGCTCACGCGCCCACGAGAAGTCGTCGCGCCACTCGCCCTGTTTCACGGTGATCGGTGCGGCGGCCATCAGGTCGCCCTCGTCGTCTTTGCCGCAGTGCGTTATCTTCGCCAGGGCGGCCAGCACGTCTCGGGTGTTGTCGGTCGACCCGGTGTCGTAGATGAAGATCCCGTCCACGTAGGGGCGGATCGACTCCAGCGCCTTCTCGATCACCTGCTCGGAGTTCTTCACGATCATGCAGGCAGCAATCTTCGGAACGATCATCTGGGCTTAACTCCTTCACGTGTCGCGATTGGTATCTGGGCAGGGTTCGAGGACAGCGGTGCGAGCCCGCCCAGATGAGGGTTACACCGCTGTCCTCCAGCCCTGCGACGGGAAGGGACGCCAGGCAGTAGCGCCCCTTCCTTCGCAGTTAGGCGTCGAGGACCCGCGGCCCGGGCTCTTTGCCCTCTTGGCCTCTGCGGATCATCTGGACGTCATGCATACCGGACTGGACCGCCCGGTCTTTCACCTTGACGGCGGTGTCGCGGTCGACGTTCTTGCCGCCCCCGAGGAGGCGGCCCTTGCTGTCGTACACGCTGTACGACGTGCTCCGTCGAGCCATATCTGGGCCTCCCTTAGAGCTTGTACTGGTCGCTGCCCGCGAAGTACTGCACGGTGAACTGCGCAGCCACCAAGGGGAACAACTTGAACTGCGCCGGGGACGCCAACGCGAAATGCATCGGCGCGTCCCCGGGTGTGATCAACAGCCCTACGGAGGCGTTCGGTGTCGCAGACGACAGCCACCGGCACGACGCCAACTCGACACGGACCCGGAACGAATCCGCGGTGGTCGGCACCGACGCCAACAATCCCACGACACCGGACGCCAACGACTGGAACTCAAACCCGACAGGGTTCGGCATGAAGGCTCCCCTCTAGGTGAGGGTGTCGGTGATCGTCCAACCGGCCGCCGGGGCGACCACGCTCTCGACAGAGGTCTCGCCGACGGCGTACCAGTCTAGGCGGCGGATGTCGTCGCGTGCCGTCCGGGTCTGGCGTGACTCGGCCGTGAACGTGTAGGCGAGCGATGGGGTCTCCATCGCCGGACCCGGAGTCACGTACGCCAGCAGGACGGTCTCGCCCCAAATGTCCGAATAGGAGGCGGTCTGGCCCTCGTTCGCGGTGTTCTTGATGTTCCCCGGAACCAGCACACGCATCCCGGCGATCTGGGACGGGAGCAGCGGATACTGGCTGTAGGCCGGGAGTTCTTCCGGCCGTCCGGAGTACTGCACCAACGGGCCAGCGGTGCCGCTGTAGTACAGCGACTTGTTCAGTCCCTCAGCGACGGCTGCGGGGACGACGATCATGTTCGGACGCAAGCCGATCGCCTGCCGCATCCCGGTGATCCCCTTGATGATGTCGCCGGTGATCTGCTGGAACGTCGTCGACGCACCATCCCAGAACGCCGTCTTCGACGCCGTAGCACCGGAGTTCAAGCCGCCCGTGAACGTCTCGCCGTTGATCACGGTCGAGACACCGGACGCGTTCAGGATCGCGGCGCACCGCATCTCCCTGAGCATCTGAAGGCGGCCGAGGACTCCGAGTTGCTTGACTTCCTGCAGCCGCAGCTGGT